GAGAGCGATATTTATACGCTTACAGTGTTCCAATCCTTCGAGCAGTACTTAGCCCGCGCCATCGAACACTACGCCGCCTATGAGCGCGGCGGCGCGCTCGCGGGATGGTCGCGCTCCACAAACTACACCGCTACGGACAAGGCCACCATATGAACAAAGTCGATTCCACCAGTGACGCACGCACCGTCAACAACGTAATGCGGCATGAGTACCGCCTTCTTAGCGACGCCGAAAAGACGCAAATGCAGGCGCTTAAGGACAAGGGCCGGGAATTGTGGGAGCTGCTCGAGGGGATCGGGCAGAGCCGCGAGCTTTCGCTCGCAAAAACAAAAACCGAGGAAGCCGTCATGTGGGGGGTTAAACATATCACCCGATGAACGAGCGCGACCTATTGCAAAAGCTCCGGCAGCGGTTGCAGCTCTGCGCGGGTTGGGATGCGGATAAAATTTCCGCCGACCGCGAGCGCGCGATGGACTACTACTTGCAACGGTTGCGCGGCGACGAGGCACCCGGCCGCTCGCGTGTAGTGTCCGGCGATCTGTCGGCGATGGTAGAAGCCAACCTCGCGCAAATGATGGGGGCGTTCTCGACTGACTCTATCGCGGAATTCGACGCGCTCGGCCCCGAGGACGAGGATCAAGCGCAGCTCGAGAGCGAGACCGTTCAGAAGTTTGTCATGGGCGACGGTAACGGGTTTTTGGTGATCGCCGAGGCGATCAAGGACGCATTGCTTTTGCGTAACGGGCTCGTTAAGGTTCAGATCGACGAGACCAAACGGGTCGAGCGCAAGAGCTACGAAGATGTCACCCCGGAAACGCTGCCGCACTTTACGCAGATACCTGGCGCTGAGTGCGAGGTCACGCGCTATGAGCCGGAATCTGGATTACTCGAAACCAAGTGCACGTACACGACACGCGTTTTCCGCAGCGAGAGTCTCCCTCCTGAAAACTTTCTATACTTGGAAGATTGGGACAGGCTCGACCTGCAACCAATCCCGCTCTGTGCTGAGCGACACATCGACTCTCGATCCGACCTCATAGAGCGATTTCCCAAGGCTCGCGCGAAGATCAACGCGCTTAAGCCGTACCACGACAAGAGCAAGCTGGACGCGCGCGCGCGCAATCCGGGCAAGTTCGGCGTGCGTGACGACGTAGCAATCGACAAGAGTCAAGATCGCATCGAATGGTTCGAGTGTTACACGCTGATCGACATGGACGGCGACGGCATTAGCGAGCGGCGGCGCATTTGCGTGGCCGGGCATTCGCAAAACTCGATGCTTGAGAATGTGCCTGTGCCATTGGTTGCATACTGCTCGGGAACGGCAATCATCATGCCGCATCGGTTTACCGGTATGTCGCTGTACGACAAACTGCGCCAAGAGCAGGACCTAACCACGGGTCTCGAGCGCGCGCTCATGGATAACGTTAACACCGTGAACCGCAACCGGCTCGGCGTGCTCGATGGCGTAGTCAATCAAGACGACCTCGACAACCCGCGCAATAACGGCACTATCCGAGTGCGCAAAGTTGTGCAGGATATCCGGCAAGCTCTGTTTCCGTTTCAAATTCCCGACATGACCGCCGGTATCCTCGCGAACCTACAGCACCGCCGACAGGTGCGCGCGGAAATGGGCGGCGCGGCGCTAGACCTTGCAACCGGGCAAATGCAGCTCAACGAGCGGCTAGGATCGCAAGGACTCGACCGCGCGTACTCGGTCATGGAGCAGCTCGCGGCGCTCTTTACGCAGCTCATCGCGGCGTCGCTCATTCGGAGCATGTACTTGCTTGCCCATGCTACGTTGCGCGCAGGTTGGGACCAGCCCGCGCCGATCAAAAGGCAAGGCCGGTGGGACGCCTCGGTACCTACGGAGTGGCCGGAGCGTCGCTGCGTTACTGTCAGGGTTGGCAAGAGTCCCGGCGAGCGTACGCGCATTGCAACCGTGCTCAAGGAATCACTCGGCTTTCAAGTCGAAATGGCGAAGCTCGGCATGGATGAGGTGCTGGTCAATATTGACGGCTTCTACGCCACGCTGCTCGATTACTTGCGCGCGTCCGATATTCAGAATCCTGAAAAGTACTACGTTGATCCGCGTAGCGATGAGTCGAAAGCGGCGGCGAAGAAAAAGCAACAAGCCTCGGCGCGCGAGCAGCAGTTGCAGCGCTCGCTCATGCAACAGGCGGTCTCGCTCGAGCAGATGCGCACGGCCTTTGACAAGTACAAGGCGGACCAGGAAACGCAATTCAAGTATTGGAGCGAGACGCTTCGCGCCGAAATCGAGGAAGCGAAGATCGTCGGAGATGCAACCGTCAAACTGATCGCGCCACCGAAGGAGGCTAGCAATGGATCGAAAAACGGAAGCGGCAAGCCTCGAGAGAAATCAGCTCCTACCGGAGTTGATCGCGACGCGGCGGACTGAAATTATCGACCGTTGGATAGCGTCCACGACGGCCGAACAACGGGAACGGGCGCACGCAGATATTCAAGCACTCGAGGAACTACGTGAAAACATCTACGCAAGCACGCGGGCCGAAGCAACCCGCAGCGAAACCGGCGGCGCAGACGAGTCCGAAGATTGGAGCGCAGGCAATGCTCCGCCGGCCGGTCGAGCCACGCACGCCCGAGCGCTCAGAGCCCGAGCGGGCCGCGCCCGAGGTTGACAATGAGGCGGAGCGCGACGAGAATCGCAAGCCATCGACTCAAGCCGGGCAGATAGAGCAGATAGCCTCTCTACTGCGCGGCGACGAGCCTGACGAGCGCGAGAGCGACGAGCAGGATACGGGCGACCCCGGCGAGAGCCGCAAACCCAAGGGGAAGCCGAAGAACCTCGCCGAGCTGGCCGAGAGGCTAGGCGTCAAGGTAGAGGACCTCTACGCCGTGGAATTCATGCCAGCCAGCCAGGGCGGCACAAAAGCCGTTACGCTCGGCGAGCTTAAGGACCTCCACGCGAAGCAGTCCGACTTTGATGCACGTGCGCTACGATCCGAGGAAGATCGCACGCGGCGCGAGGGTGAATTGATGCGCGCGCAGGCTGAAATGAACGAGCTGCTCGCGTCTCTGCCGAAAAACGTTATCAAGCCCGAGATACTCGAGCAGGTACGCCGGAAGCACGAGACGCGGTTGCAGTCGGAGCGCGCGCGAACGCTGGACGTTTTACCGGACTGGAAAGACGACGCGAAGCGCGTCGAGGAAATGAGCGGGATAGTCGAGCACCTCAAGGGCTACGGCTTCCCGGCCAACTACCTCGCGAGCATTTACGATCATCGGTCGCTCAAGTACATACGGGAAAACTGGCTTCGCGAAAAGCGTATTCGCGAGGCGCTCGAAAAGGTCAAAGAGGTCAAGCCTCAATCGACCTCTAAGAGCAGGAGCAACGGCGGCAAAGCGCCGGAGCGAGCAGCGACGCAACCCAACCGCCGGACTGGCGCACGTGCAACGGTACAAGGGCAGGTGTCCGCGATTGCGGCGCTACTGAAAAACCATTGAGGGTTGCACACTTGAAAATTCTGACATCATTCCGCGCGCAGGCTTTGATAGCCGTGCTCGCGTGCGTCATTCTCTCGCAGCTCGGGCTCATAGACCCGGCAACCGCCGGCATGGTTGCATTCTTCGGCATGGCCGCGCCCGCCGATTATTGGGATACGGTAGACCTCAAGGCGGCGGTCGGCGGCGGTCTCGTCAATGAGGACGTCATGCAAAAGATATGGGATATCTCGCGTATCCCGCTGCCGTTTACCGATCTCGTCGGCGAGGGCGCCGAGGTGTCCAATTCGTACACGGAATGGACGAAGGACGGCTTGCAGGCGGTAGACCTCACTAACGCGCTTGTCTCTGGCGCCGATGCAACCGGGAACCAGGCGAACGGCGGAAGCCGCAACGGCAACCATTGCCAAATCTCAGACAAGGTGCTGGCCGTCACCGAGCGCGCGAACGCAACCGATAACATCGGGCGTGACAATGAGCTGGCGTATCAACTCATGATGAGGCAACGGGAACTCAAGCAAGATATCGAGGCGATCTGCCTCTATCCGCAAGCGAGCGTCGCCGACAACAACGACGCGACGGCCGGCAAAGTCGGGACGTTCCCGGCGTGGCTCATCACTAACGATCAGAACGGGGCCGGCGGGGCTGCAACCGGGTTCAATACCACGACTAAGCTGGTGGCGATTCCGACGACCGGCGCGGGGCGCGCTCTGACAATGGTCATGGTCGATGATGCGGTCGAGGCGGCGTATCTCGCCAAGGGCGATATCACCGTCGCTATGAGCGTTCCGCAGCTCATCAAGCGGCTTGCGAAGTTCCTGCTCACGTCTAACGCGAACGTTGCAACGCCTACCGCGAATGTGCGCGGCGAGGGCGGCAAGGTCGAGCAAACCTCGCAAGGGTACGTCAACGTCATGGTAACGGATTTCGGGACCACGCTCGAGCTGGTGCCGAATCGGTTGCAGCAAGTCTATGACTCGGGGGATTCGACGCCCGTGGACGTTTGCGACTTGGTCTTTATCGACCCGACCAAGGTCGAAGTGGGCTATCTGATCGCCATACACTCGGAAAAGCTCGCCAAGCTCGGCTTGTCCGAGCGCGAGCAACTCTCGGCCGATTGGACGCTCGCCGTCTACATGGAGGAAGCGCACGCAATCGTGCGGCACTTGCTGCCGACCGGTACCGTGACCGCGACCTAAGCCTCATGGCGAAAGCGGCGAGCCAGTTTGTGCAGTTTGGTTTGCCGGCTGGGCCGGCGGTCGGGAATCCCGACCGCCGGGCTCACCTCGAGTTTGTCCGCGATCTGCGCGAGGGCACGCGCCCCCGGCCGCAAAACGCAGGCTTTGGCGCGGTCGCGCTTTCAATCCCGGAACTCGACTACTACATTCTTCTTGCACGCTTCCCGGAGCTTGGTTGCAAGGACCCGGAGACGCGCACGCGGGCATGGGGTAAGTTTATTCGCTCGCCGTTGTCCGAGCCGTACCGAGTACGCCGTAACGACGGCAAGAGAATCGCGCGCGTATGATCGAAGTCGCTATAAACATTGCCGCGATTCTGCAACCGCTAAGCGTGCCCGTGCTCGGCGTAATCGCTTTCGGCGTCTGGAAGCTCGACCGGCGAGTTATCAAGCTCGAGACGCACATAGGTGCAATTTTAGAACGCAATGAGCGCGTAGACTCAACGGAGGATTGATGTTTAAGAAATTGCTCGCTAACAAGGTTGCACGGCTCACGGCCGGCGGCCTCGGGGCGTTGCTCGCCGCTATCGGCGGGCTGACTTCACTCGCGTATCTGCAACCGGCCGTAGAGAAGTCGGCCGATTACGCGGCGAAAGCCGTGACGCTCTACTGCAAGCTGCCGTTGGTGGATCGTCGGCGTTTCCGTACCGAGGTCAACGAGCGCATAGCTGGTAAAACCTCCGGCGAAATCGCTACGGTAACCGTCCGATGTCCCGGCGACGTTGAGTGAATTACGGGCAGCTCAAGACCCGCGTGCTCGCTGACGGCCATCGGGCCGACCTTACGGCCGAGGTCGCCGGATTCATTGCCTCGACCGAGGCGCGGATCGCGCGCGAGCTGCGCGCCCGCGAAATGATCCGCCGCTACACGTTGGCCGAGGTGGATCGCGAGTCCGAGGGTATCTATAACCTACCGGCCGGGTTCCTCGAGGAACGGGGTTTTTATATCGTCGGCCGGAAGCTCGCGCTCGATAAGGTTGGGCTCGGCGAGCTGATTACGTACGCCACGAGCGGCCCCGTGCATTGCTACGCGACAATCGGCGGCGAGGACTCCGGTGGGCAAGTCGAATTCCGCGCCGTGCCTGCAACCGATCAAGAAATACCGTTAGTCTACTTCGCGCGGCCTACCGCATTTAGCGCCGACGCCGACGAGAGCGTGCTACTCACCAATCACGAGGATATCTACATACAGGGAGGGCTTTTCTACTTGCATAAGCACGCGGAGAACGTCGAGCTAGCACAGGGCGCGCTCGACCTTTTCGGCGACGCCATTGCGATGCTCAACGAGCAAGCATCGCGCTACCTAGGCGGCACGCGCTTTGGAAATGCTTACAACCTCGGCAACGTGACAGTGTCGCGCGGGTACTGATATGCCGTTAGAGTCAGGCACCTACATATCGAGCCTGGTTGCAACCAACCCGGTCGGCGCGTCCGATCCTAAGTCGCAAGGCGACGACCATTTAAGGCTCATCAAGAGCACGCTTCTTAACACGTTCCCGGCCTTGACCGGGGCAGTTACGGCAACTCAAGCCGAGCTGAACATTCTCGACGGAGTTACGGCAAGCGCGGCTCAGCTCAACATTTTAGCGACCGACGGCGCAGGCGCGGGCATTCTCGCCGACCTCGCGGCTGTTGCTGACCCTGGCGCAGATCGTGTCTTCGGATGGGATGAGTCGGGCAACGCTGCTATTGGGTTCTCTCTGAGCACCGGGCTCGTGTTCAGTACCACGAACATTCTGATCGACACGACGGTCGTGCCTCGCCTTGCCGAGGCTAATCCGTTCACAAAGAATAGCGGTTCGTTGAACCAAGCCGCGCTTCAAATCAATTCCGCTACGCCTACATTTCAATTCTCGGATACCGATGGTGGGACTGATCAACAGCATTGGTTTCTCGGCGGCACCTCTGCCGCGTCGTCTTCAACGCTTGATATTTTTACGCGCACAGACGCAGGAAGTTTTGGCGAATACGCGTTACGTATTTTCCGCAGTGCTGGCGCTATTACCGAAGTTGAGATAGATGGCGATGAATTCGAGGTGAACGCTGCAACCATCGACTTTAACGGAGCGCTAGACGTCTCGGGTCTCGTAACGATTGGGGCGGGTTCGCATGCTGAGTATGTGGTTACGCCGAGTCTTGGTATCGCTGTTGCTGGCGCCGCCAATTTCGTTTTGCGAGACAGCACAAACAACGTAGAGGGTCTATTCAGGGCTGACAACGGCGGTAGTGTCATTCTTGGGGCCACGACAGTTCATTCCCTTATACTGCGCACGAGCAATACCGACCGTGTGACCATCGCCGCAGATGGCTCAGAGTTACAGATTGATGTAACGACGCTCGACCTCAGCGGCGATGTCTCCATGACTGGCACACGCGCTATCGACGCTACTACTCGTCTGAATCTAACCGGTGCAACCGTAAGCGTCGGTGAGTCCGGAGGCATTCTCGGATTCTTTGCCGGTGCTGGTACGACAAAGGGTACCATTACGGGGGATTTATCTTCCCCCGGCCAAGCTGAGGCGGTGTTATCCAGCCTTCTTATTCGACTCGCGCAGCATGGCCTCATTGTTAATAGCACGACTCCACCGTAATGGCGCGCTCCTACTCCAACATGGA